GGTGGCAGGTACGGCAGTGCCTGATCTGGAAAAAGAATCACATGGTGATGGGGCGGCAGGACTACCACTGGCAGCACGAGCCGTGTCTGTACGGGTGGAAAGATGGCGCAGCGCACCTGTGGGCGAACGATCGTAAGCAGACGACCATCCTCGACTTTGAGCGCCCGTCACGAAACGGGGGGCATCCCACGATGAAACCGGTGGCGTTGTTTGAGTACCAGATGCTCAACAACACGAAACCGGGTGACATTGTTTTAGACAGTTTCGGCGGCAGCGGCACGACGCTGATTGCGGCCGAGAAAAACGGACGTGCTGCACGAGTCATGGAGCTCGATCCGAAGTACGTCGACGTCATCCTGCGTCGTTGGCAAGAGTTTACTGGCAACGATGCCGTGCTCGAAGGCGACGGCAGAACGTTTCAAAAAATAGAGGAATCGCGTGCGGGGAAGGAAACCTAAACCAACGTGGCTTAAGGTCGTTGAGGGAAATCCGGGAAAGCGACCGCTGAATGCAGACGAGCCGGTCGCGTCAGGAGAACTTGATGGGCCGCCTGAGTGGCTGAGTAAAACGCAGCGCGAGGTTTGGGAGGAGGCGATCAGAAATGCACCGCCTGGACTCCTTCGCGGAATCGATCAGTCCGTCTTTTTAGTCTGGGTCGTCGCCAAAGATTTGCACCGCGACGCCTCCGAGAAGATCGCCAAATACGGCGCGGTCATTAAATCGCCAGTCACACAAACCGCGATGCAATCACCTTTTGTGTCGGTGTTGAACCGGCAAGCGCAAATCATGCTGAAGGCTGCTGCCGAGATGGGCTTCTCTCCATCATCGAGGTCACGTGTCAAAGTCGAGCGAAACCAAAACGCGGGGAACCGCTTCGCAGAGCTCAAGGAGCTGGGTGACGACTAACTATGTCGACATCGCGATCGCGTACGCCGAGGAGGCCGCGCAAGATCGAAGCGGTAAGAAGTTCGGTAAGTGGATACGCCTTGCCGCGAAAAGGTTTCTCAAAGACTTAAAAAAGGCGCAAAAGCCGCGCGCCAAGTTCGTCTGGAGTGCGAAGCAGGCCAACAAGGCATGCTGGTTCGTCGAGCAACTGCCGCACGTTGAGGGCGCATGGGACTCGCCGACGATTCGCCTTGAGCCTGCACAGGTGTTTTTCATCTGCCAGCTCTTCGGGTTTAGACGCCCGGACGGCTCGCGCCGCTTTACGGCGGCGCTATTCGCAGTCGCTCGAAAGAATGCCAAGAGCGCGCTTGCAGCGGCGATCTTGCTCTACGTGTTTTGCACGGAGCCAGAGCTCGGGCCGCAGGTGCTCTCAGCGGCGACGACAGGCGATCAGGCTCGCATCGTGTGGAGCGTCGCAAAACGAATGGTCGAGAAGCTCCCGGAGCTGCGCGACATGTTTACGCTTGAGCCGTTCGCGAACGCGATCGCGCGCTACGAGGTCGGCGGTACGTTCAAGCCGATCAACGCCAAGGCCTCGACGCAGGACGGTCTGAACCCGAGCGCGCTCTGCTTCGATGAGCTGCACGCGCACAAGACGCGTGACTTGTTTGACGTACTGCGCTCGGCAGCAGGCGCTCGAAAGAACCCGTTGTTTTTGTACACGACGACCGAGGGTTATGAGAACCCCGGCCCGTGGCACGAGGTTCGGTTGTTCGCGAAGCAAGTGCTCGACGGTCTTGTCGAGGCCGATCACTTCCTCGCGCTGTATTACGCCCTCGATGACGAAGATGACGACTTTGATGAGACGAAGTGGATCAAAGCGAACCCGCTGCTCGGCGTGTCGGTATCGATGGAAAAGATGCGCGAGTACGCCGCAGAGGCCAAAGCGCAACCGGGAGCGTTGGCCGAGTTTCGAATCAAGCGATTGAATCGCCAGTCGGCAAGCGCGCAAGCGTGGGTCGATCTGACCAAGTGGAACCGCTGCGAGATGCGTGAGCTTGATCTCACGCAGTTTGAACCGGCGAATCTCGGCGACGGGCTTTGCTGGGCCGCCTTTGACTTGGCCTCAACGCGCGACATGACAGCGTGGCGGATGCTCTGGTTCAAAGATGGCATCTGGTACACGGCCGGGCGCTACTGGGTGCCCGAGGCGGCCGTCAAACAACGTACCGAGCGCGGCGGCGTGCCGTATCGAGCGTGGGTTGAGAGCGGACACATCGTGCAGACCGAAGGCGACGTCACCGACTACGCAATCGTTGAGCGCGATGTGATGGCGGACGTGGCGCGCTTTGCGCCGCGCGAGATCGCCTTTGATAACTGGAACGCGACCGACTTTGCGAATCGCCTGACGGCCGCAGGGCTGCCGATGGTGCAGTTCGTCCAAGGGCCGCGCTCGTTTCAACCAGGGATGCAAGCGCTGGAGCGTTCGTACATCGGTGATCGATTTCGATTCGCCAACGATCCCGTGTTGACCTGGAACGCCGCGAACTTGGTGCCGCGTCGCGACGTGAATATGAACATGGCGCCGGATCGTCGGCGCAGCGCCGACAAAATCGACGGCATGGTCTGCCTGTTGATGGCGTTTGCCCGCGCTTCAATCGCCGTCGGCGATACATCGAGCGCCTATGAATCCTCAGAATTGGTGGTGATCTGATGTCGTTTTGGTCGACCTTATTTCGCAAGAGCAGCTCCAACGCGCTCGACCGCCTGGTCTATCGCCTCGACGGCACCACCTCGGCGAGCGGGGTGCACGTCAACGAGACCAACGCGATGCGCGTGGCGGCCGTGTATTCGTGCGTCCGTGTGATTGCCGAAACGATCGGCTCGCTGCCGCTCAATATGTACCGACGGCTCGATGACGGCGGGCGAGAGCGCGCTGCGACGCATCCGCTGCAAATCTTGCTGCACGATCGGCCGAACCCGTGGCAAACGGCGCAAGAGTTTCGCGAGATGCTCACCGAGCACGCGTTACTGCGAGGCGCGGGCTACGCGTTCATCAACTGGCGCAGCCGTGAGTCGAACATCGTTGATGAGCTGATCCCGCTCAATCCTGATCGCGTCCAAGTGGAGCAGATGCCCGACATGTCGCTCCGGTACACGGTGACGACGCAAGCGGGCGCGCAGATTCCGGTCGCCGCCGAGGATATCTTCACTGTGCGCTATCGATCGCGCGATGGGCTGCAACCGGTCGGTGTCATCGACTCAGGCCGCGATGCGATCGGCGTGGCGTATGCGACGCAGGAGTACGCAGGGCGCTTTTATCGCAACGATGCGACACCCGGCGTTGTCTTAAAGCATCCCGGCAAGCTATCCAAAGAAGCCGCCGAGCGGCTCAAGGACAACTGGAACAACGTGTATTCGGGCGTCGGTAACACGCGACGCACGGCACTCCTCGAAGAGGGCATGGCGATTGAGCGCCTGACGCTCTCGGCCGACGACTCGCAGTTCTTGGAGACGCGCCAGTTCCAGCGCTCGGAGATCGCGGGTCTCTTTCGCGTGCCGCCTCACATGATCGGTGATCTCTCGCGCGCGACGTTCTCCAACATTGAGCAACAAGGGCTCGAATTTTTGAGCTACTGCATCCTGCCGTGGATCACGCGCTGGGAGCAGTCAATCGTGCGCGACCTTGTCACTGCGCCGAACATCTATTTCCCAAAACTGTCGCCCGAAGCGATTCTGCGAGCCGACCTTAAGAGCCGATACGACTCGTATGCGATCGGTCGAAATTGGGGTTGGCTCAGTGTGAATGACATCCGTCGCATTGAGGACTTGAACCCGATCGACAACGGCGATGTGTATTTGCAGCCGTTGAACATGACGCAAGCGGGCGACCCGCCAAGTGGAGCAAGCAATGAGTGAGATCGAGCACAAGAGAATGATGGTCGTTGCCGAGATCAAGGCCGACGCGGAAGGGGTCGTTGAGGGCTACGGCTCGGTGTTCAACAACATCGACAGCTACGACGACGTCGTCGCGCCGGGCGCGTTTGCCAGGACTCTGGCCGAGGCGCAGGAGCAGCGGCGGATGCCCGCGATGCTCTGGCAGCACGACCCCGAGGAGCCGATTGGCGTGTGGACGGAGATGCGCGAGGACGCGCGCGGTCTCTTTGTACGAGGACGGCTTGCCAATACGCAGCGTGGCCGCGAAGCGTTGGAGCTCATCAAGATGGGCGCACTCACGGGCTTGAGCATTGGCTACAACACCGTGCGATCCGAGATCAACGACGCGACGGGCATTCGTACCTTGCGTGATCTTGATCTTTGGGAAGTGTCGCCCGTGACGTTCCCGGCGAACAGCGCGGCACGGATTACCGGGGCAAAGAACATCGCCACCGAGCGCGACTTCGAGAAGTTCCTGCGCGCTCATGGTTTTTCGCGCAGCGATGCCGAGCAGATCACCTCAAAAGGATTCAAGGGATCACGGGGGGAGCCCGTGCCCGACTCGGATGTGAAGCAGGGGGAGCCTGCGAACGACGAGTTGTTGATTGACTTGAGATCAGCGCTGGAGCGCCTCGCCTAAGCGACGCCCTCCAAACGCAAAACACCGAACCGCCTTACGGCGGTTTTTTTTCGCCTTTTTCCAGCCGCCCACGGGCGGCTTTTTCATTTCTGGAGAAAACACATGAGTGAGACGAAAGCGGCACTAGATGCCATTGTCAAAGTAGTTCACGACGAGCGCGCCGCTCGCGAGGACTTTGAAAAGCGCTCGGAGTCAGAGCGTCGTGAATTTGAAGCCAAAGCCGACGCAGAGTTTGCAAAAACTCAGCTTGCGGTGAAGGAAATGCAGGACGCCGCCGCGAAGGCTGCGCGTTTTGCAATGGGCTCGGCAAACTCGCGCGCACCCGAGAGCGAATACACCAAGGCGTTCGGCGAGTGGCTGCGTAACCCGCGCGATCAGCGCGCGAACGCGCAGTTGCAGGAAATCCAGCGCAAGGCGGTCTTCACGACCGGCACTGGTGGCTCTGCGGCTGGTGGCTATGCTGTCCCCGAGGAGATCGACCGCGCGATTATTACGCAGTTGACGAACGCATCTCCGATGCGCTCGCTCGCTCGCGTAGTGACGGCTTCTAGCCCGGATTACAAGGTGCTGGTTGACACGCTCGGGACGGGGACGTCTTGGGTCGGTGAGAAGGCTGCGCGCTCGGAAACCAACACGCCGCAACTTGGCGAAGTGGCTCCGACCTTCGGTTCGTTGATTGCGTATCCGCAAGCGACTGAGGAATCGCTCAACGATATGTTCTTCGACGTTGCCGGCTGGCTAACAGCCTCGGTGTCGACGGCCTTTGCGGCTGCTGAAGGCACTGCCTTCACGACCGGCGATGGTACGAACAAGCCGACCGGCGTGATGACCAACACCAAGTCGACGAGCGACGATGCGTCGTTGACGTTCGGTCAGGTGCAGTACGTTCCGACAGGTGCCGCAGCGGGCTTCCCGCCGCTCGCGATCACCTCGCCGGTGACGTATCCAGGCGATGTCATCATCAACTGCGCGCACAAGCTCAAGGCTGGCTATCGCGCAAACGCACGTTGGATGATGAAC